ACTGGAAATAAAGGGGAGCGCCGATGTACGTCATCCGCACAATAGAACGCTCCATGAGCACAAGCCCAAACTCTCCGCCAGTCAACCCTCTAACTTCACCACCATCAGGAATATCCTGCGAATCAGCCTGACTGCCAGAACCAGATGTCCAGTCTGTAGCGTCGTTAATGTCAGACCATTGCACTCGATTGGGATAGCTTGCCTGCTTGCCAGTGACTACGAAGTCACGAACAGCAGTCACAAACTGAGCGGTAGGCGCAGATGCGTTTAGATCGGCAAAGTTAGCCGACGATCCAACCGTCCATGCCTGGAGTTTGTCTAGACCGTTAGCAGCGATCAGCGTCTGACCGAACTGCGTAAACGTCCACTGTGTTGTCGTTGTGTAAACAGACGCGGTGCGCGATACGTCTTGGAGGTACTTCAGCGTTGTCGCTGTGCCGCCAGAGGTGTAAGTACCGAACGCTGTTGAGTTTACCCCGTTCAAGCTGAACGAGTTAGCATCGATCACCGTTATGACATAAGAGTTGCCGTTTAGCTGCGTCATCCCTCCGACAGCGGCAATCGATACTGTGATCCCTGTACGGAACCCGTGACCCGTAGCGGTAATTACGCAAGGGTTAGCCTTCGTCGCCCCGGTAATCGTTGCTACCTTGCTAGGCCAGTAGCGGAATAGCTTGTTAGCGCCAGCAGCAATCAACAGGGTATCGGTGTTCCACCGGGCTACAGAACAAGTCAGCAGGTTTTCGCTTGCAGAGTTGGAGAAGTCGGCAGCGCTTGGCATAGGCCCATAGCCAACACCCAGCGGGAGACAGTTCTCTGCCTCCGTAAGAGAGTCAGCAATACCGGGTCGATCCGGCGTCCACTGTCCGAAAGTTACTCGCATTTCTGTTCGTCAGTCTGCTGCTGTACCTGTTCGCGCAACTTCGTCCAAAGCGCCACACTCAACTCAAGCGGCAACTTGCCCAGACCCATCGCAAGGATGTTGGCTTCTTCAATCGTTACCGTGATTGTGAACTCTTTCATCACCAAGGCATCCCGTTGGCAGTCGTGGGGTTCAACTGCTTCTCAACTTTAGCCGTTAGGTTTGCTTCGATCTCTGCCTTCTGATCGCCCAGCGCGGCAAATACCCAGCCCAGTACGATTTCTTCAGTCAGTTGATCGTAGGGGATGAATCCCGGCTCGTCAGGATTGTTCTCATAGGTGGTAGTGCCGCCATAGAAGGCAGATGCTGAATCTTGAGAAGCGGTGCAACTCCACGCTACGTTGATGACAAACCCGTCGTTAAGAACACGGGTCATGTTTTGAACTTGCCAGTTGATGTTCATAGCTGTTCCTTTACGGGGTGATTTTTAATCTCGTGGTTTTGTACGCGCTCTATTAGCGTAGTCATGCCGTCTTTGCGTTGCTCAATGAAGCCACCTAGCTTGAGTTGGATAGCCGTGCCCCACGTTTCAGGTCGGGTCATGTCCACAGGCTTGCCGTCAAGTTCCAACATGGCTGTCTTTCCCCGAGTTATGGCTCAATGAATTCTTGAACAGCGTCAAGGCCAAAATGGTCGTTAACGAAACGAAGCAAACGCTCCACGTCGATCTTCAGCACCTTGCCTGTGGGAGTGTGCTTGGACTTGAAGATCCACTCGTTCGTTTCTGCATCGTGCGGAGAGAACAGCGTAGCGTTACCCGCTGCGTCCATCACATACGCTTCGCCGCTAGATGAGTAGAGCGAAATGCCATTGGCGAGTGTGCCGACAGGGGCGGTGCCGTTGAAGATGTTGAGGGCTGCTGTGCCGACCGTAGTTGCGCGGTTTGCTGTGCCGCCGATGGAGACGTTGCCTGCGCTGGTGATACGCATCTTTTCCGCATTGTCTGTGTAAAAAACAGCGGCAGTAGTATCGGAGCCAAAAGCAGGAGCATTCGAAGCTGATCCGCTTGTTGAGTTTCCAATACGAAGCAAAGCAATCGTGCCATCAGACCTGTAAATACGGCTTGCAATAGTTGAGCCAGTTCCCGTAGATTGCACATCTAACGGAAAAGAAGGTGCGGCAGTCCCAATACCTACGTTGCCGGAGGAGTCGATGCGCATGCGTTCGGTCAAAGTGGTGCTGCCAGCAAGCGTTGTCCTAAAACGCAAAATGCCCGGTGCGCTTGTTGAACTCCAAGCGCCATCGGATAGCATGTCAATAGCTGACCCCGATGCGTAGGTGGTGCCTGTCGTCACCATCCTGAATTGAAGGCTCGGAGTACCGCTTCCTGCGCCCGTTGGTATTAGATTTCGCTCTAGGCTTAAATAGTTAGTGCCAGATACTGCGGCTACTGCGGCATTGCCGAAAACAGTTAGCAGTTCAGTTGGCGAAGTCGTCCCAATACCTACGTTGCCTGTGCTGGTGATGCGGAGGCGTTCGGAGGCGTTGGTTCCCAGAGTGAGATAACCCGAGACTCCAGGTAAACCACTAACGTAAGTCACACCTGTAGTAACGCCAGCATTTGTAGCAAATTGAAGTGATCCAATGCTGTCGCTAGAGCGCCCTCTAATTTGGATAGCCGCACTAGAAGAAGATGCAACTACATCAATTGGGTATGCAGGCGAACTTGTCCCAATCCCCACATCCCCCGCAAAATAGTTATCCGCAGTCCCTGACGCATAGATGTTCCACTTGTCGGTGCCAGAGGAAACCAGCGAGGTGATGCCGAAGTTGTTGGTGGCGCCTGTCTGATCATCAATATAAACGCCGTGTTTATTTGTGACGGTTGATCCTGCGCCAACTGCCCCGTTAGCAGCCCAAAATCCACGCACGTTAACGCAAGTAAATGACGCGGCCTCAGTTGCTACTGCGGTATACAAACCGTTTGCTGAAGTTGTAGCTGCTGAAGTCCCAGTAAAAGCAGCTTGCAAACCGTATTGATTTACGCCAGTCAATGCGCTGTTTCTAATCCTAATCCCTACGCTAGAATCCGGCGCAGCCCCCACCCCCATATACCCATTCACCCGCACGGTATCGGTGGAGGCGTCGCCAAGAGTGGTGTTGCCGGTAACATTCAGACTTGCATTGACTGCAATGTCACGAGGCACAACGTAGGTGTCGCCTGCCTGCGCAGCTTGGATCTGGGGGATTGCTGTGTTGAGAAGAAGAACCTCGTATGCGGCCACGGCTTAACTCCTAAATCGGGTAATACTCGGTTCCGTCACTTGTCTTGACAGAACTCGCTACGGTGTAATCGGTGCCTGAACTGTTTCGCACAGGCAAGCCAATCGTGTATTCCGTCCCTGTCGATCCATCCACTATGAACGGAGCACCAGGAACCGGAACGTAACCCCCGAGTGATCGCAGGTTCGGGAGTTTTATGTTAAGACCGAGCAACATTACAGCAGTCCAACGATGTTGCTGGCAGTCGTGTTGGTTGACCAGACCCGTCGAGCCATAACCGGCAGGATTACGCCAGCAGGGACGTTGTAGAAGATCACAGACCCACCGCCGGTGTCGTTGATCCGCACGTTACCCGACCCGCCGATGTAGAGCGCACGAACAGGCGCAACCAGATCAGAGTCGTCTGGGGTGATAGCAATGCAGTTAACAGCGCAGCTATCAGGAGTCGTTGAAAATGGAGCAGCCATGTCTACACCCACACATTAGACGAAGTTGATGAATCTTGCCACAGGTTAGCACTAGGAACAAACTCTGAACGAGTGCTACTTAGCAATGTCAGCCCTACAACGTATGCAACAGCGGAACTCGATAAAACAGTCAGTGAACACTCATACAGCACACCATCTGATGCTCTGACTAAAAATGTGTTGTCCGTTATCGTTGCAATCCATGAGTCAGTCGTGCTCCTGATCGTCTGCCAACCAGAATCTGTATTGTCAAAAATCGCACTTACTGGCGATTCTGAAAATGCTGACAACCCGAACATCAGTACGTCACTTCCGTCGTCTCAATCTTGCAGACCCAGCGAATCGTCGTACTAGCCTGACCAGTAACCGTTACAGCCAACCCGCCGTTTGTGGTATCAGCCGATAGCGCAACTGACCAAGTAGAAGCTCCAGCGTCAGCATACGGGCTTGTGACCGTCGATCCCGTCAGCGTCGTAGCAGCAGCGTTAGCACCCCGCTTGATCTGTCCATCAAACGTCCATGACTTCGTGTTGCCGCCACCTGTTACATTCGCAATCACTGACCCGCGAAAATAAAAGGCAGAATTATTAGGCAAAACGATTTGATTAGTAGCGCTTGGAGACAGTTCGTTAGAGGTCACAACCGCAGGAGTAGCATCCGTGGTTTCTTTTGCAAGAATCAATATCGATGCTTGAGAAGAACCTTTTATGCTTCCACCAGCTAACGGCCCAACAGAGGCCGGTGTGACAAAAATACCTTTTATTCCTCTGTCAGTCCCAAATGCACCACCTAAAATGATGCTGTTTTCGCCACTGGCATTTGATTGAGACGATCCAATAACTGAAGTCTCAAACCCGTTTGCTTGGTTAGAATCTCCACCTATTGCAACAGAGTAACTACCACTTGCAATATTTGTTGCACCACCGATGACAACATCATAAAGACTTTGAGCAGAATTACCGTTCCCACCAATCACAACTGTGTCTGTTGAAGAAGCAGTATTGGCAAGGCCCCCGGCAACTGTTGATCTGGTTCCAGAAGCGGTGTTGTTCCCTCCACCGATCAATGTCGCATAGCTTCCAGATGCAACTTGCGAAGCTCCTGCTCTTGTCCTCTGAAAGTCTACCGCATAGGTTCCACGTTTGTTGCCGCCACTTGCAGCATTGTTTGGAACCGACAATAAAACCGCACCAGTTCCTTTTGCTATTAGCGCAAAATCTCCGTTTGTCGTTGCAACAGATGGAGAAATCGCCGCTACATTGACCGTTGCATTTGGAGTTGTAGTGTAAAACTCTCCCGTAACCGGGAAGTTGTCAACACTCACAATTTTCGATGCTGGGTAAGTACAAAAAACGTCCTTAACACCTGTACCAAACCCAACACGATTACCATTGTTGCTGCTTGCAAGAACCGTGTCTCGGGTCAGCGTTCCTGCTCCGACCGTACCAATGCCAACCTCCCAGTCATTTACCGACTGGATGCAGTAATAGGTAGTGTTGCCGTTGCCGATGGATGAGAACGCTTGATAGCCTTGAGCAGCACCCAACAGGGTAAGAGTGCCCGTCCCCTCCGTGCTCGTCGTCTCTTTTACCCGGTCTTTCAGTACGAGTGCCATTATCGTGCCGCCACTCTCATTACCAACGGGCTGGCAGAGAACTCTGCCTTGTCGTCCGACTCCGATAGCGCAGCAATGCCACGGTTGTACAGCGCACCCCAGACTTGCAATCGAGCGTCGTTCATAAGATACGGCTCGGCTTCTCCCAGGCTTGCGTACAGGAGACAGTCCATTGCGTTTACCGTCCAGACGTTCGTGGTGTTCGTATCGGACAGGAACGCAGGAGCGGAGTAGTACAGCATCACC